CAGATATCCAAAAATACAAAAAGATACACCACAATGGAACATACATCAGGAGTTACCAAGGAGTTTGCTGCACAAGCCGAATTCTTGAAAGCTAATGCTAGTTTCATTCGTATGCTTCCACGTGACCATCCGTTCTTTGACGTTCTTGGTAATGTGGCGAAGCAATATCTGGAGGAAGACGAGAAGACAAGAAGGAAAAAGACGCGCATTTCCGTCTCTCGTTTGCTCAGTCAGGACAACCAATCTTACTTTAAGATGACGTATCCTGAGTTTGAGTATGAATTCAAGGGTTCCACTAACGGCTCTCACTCTGTCGCTTGCGTTTCCCGCGCAATTGAAACTGAGCTGTTACACAGGATGATTCCGCGCAACGCTTCTATCGTAGACATTGGAGGAAACTATGTTGCTCATATGCGAAAAGGACGTCTGGTCCACTGCTGCTGTCCTATACTCGATCCGAGAGATGCTTATAGGGAAAATGTTCGTAGGAGAGACATAGAAGACATGACTACGTGGAAACATGGACCGAACTCTGGTATATCTCAAGTGCTGACGAGGTATGCTACAGGAAACAGGAATGAGGTGGTGTGTCACGATCGGTGGGAAGATTGTGATACTAGGTCGGAGTATGCTATGGCTGTACATTCATTGTATGACATATCCCCGGAGACATTGGTAAAATCTATGGCGAGAAAGGGCGTTAAATTCTTACATGCTTGCATGCATTTCTCCCTAGATATGTTCGTGAAGGAAGAAGGTCGACTATCTATTATCGGTTGTCGATGGAAGGTGATAGTAGAAGATGGTGTGGAAAAAATTGATTTCTTCTTTGAGGATGACTCGAATCTACATTACACACACAACAGGAAAGATCTTCTTACGTATTTTTCGAAATCTGTGTACTCTGTTGGAAACAATAAGTACGTGGTGTCGGAGATTACGGATAGACGTGGTGACACGTATTTCTTAACTTTTAATGTGGTTGAGGGTGTATTTCCAAATGGAATGCATCGTCAACGCCACACTTTGTGGGCTGATAAGTTCTCTCAGGAGACCGTCACCGTCAAGGTTTGGGACTGGATTGACAATGATGTCAAATCTCGTTACATCACTGTTAAGAAAGAATTTCTTAATGTTGTAATGGCCTACCTGGCCCGTCAGAAGGAGAATCAAATTTCTAAAGATTTGATCGCTAACTATTTGGTGACCGTTAACAATCGACTGATTGTCAATGGTATCATGGTTAGTAAATCAAAGGGTTTGGAGGACGCGAAAGATATCAATGCTTTGGCAACGTTGCTGTTTGTGTACTGTTTTGTGGAAAGACGTAATCAACGCTCGGTCGAAAGAGCTTTGAAGGAGAAACTCCGGGAGGTTGAACCTACGTCTCTTCTGCAGAGAGTACTGAACCTGGGGAAGAGTCTTATTAATGGAGGTAAGGCTACTACAAAGACTGTGGTGAGGTTGGCTTGGAAGGCAGCCGGGGGGGCTTTATTGG